AGTGATCTGGATCTGATATATTTGCAGGAATTTCGCCCGCGCCAACGTCGGTAATAGTTGGAACCACTCCGAGTAATACATTACTTGTTGATATTGAAACGCCGCTCATTTATCTACCCTCGTTGTTAGCTTTGTTTAATGCATTGCTTATAGCATCAATTAATTCATCACCAGAATCAACCGCAAAACGTATTGTTTGAACCCCAGATCCCTGACTGCTTGCATCGTCAATTTCTAGCCCTGACATTTCAGCCTCAAAATTTTGTTGTTGTGGCGCGTTAGTACCCATCCCAGTGTTACCACCTGAGAAGCCGCCTCCACCACTTGAAAGACTACCGCCACCACCGCCACCACCACCAAGTGCTGCCGCTTGGCCTAATCCTGTTGCAACAATTAAGCCCGCGTTAATACTGCCTAAACTAACCATACTAGCCGCCGCCGCTGTACCGCGTGCAAACGATGTAGGATCTCCAGGCACTTGTTGTGCAGCAAATGCCGCCGTTGCGCCCGCTGCTGTTGCAACGCTGTTTGCTGATAAAGCTTGAGCTTTTTGGATAACAATACCCGCTAACGCTGCCGCCTTACTGTCACCTAAAACCATTTGTGCCAGAGATATAGCGTTATTTGCAACTGATTTTTCAAGAGCCATTTTAGACTTAGCGGCTAATGCTTGAGCTTTTGCCGCTTTTTCTGCCGCCTCGGCTGTTGCTTTTGCTTTTTCATCTTCGGCTTTTTGCTCTAGAAGTACAGAATCCATTAGATACTGATCTTCTAATTGCAATTTCAAATCGTTATTGTCACCAATAGTAACTAGTTCGCGCTCGAGCTTTTCAAATAATAATTGATCTTCTGCTTTAAACCTATCAGCGATCGCTTGTATTTCGTCACCAGTACCAGTACCAAGCGGCGCAACCTCACCGCCATCGCCATCAATTGAACCGCCTTTCAGCCTGTTGGCATTTTCAAGGCTAACCTCTTGATCTTGAAGTACAACAAGTTGCGCCTCAAGTTCTTCTAGTCGCCTAGTGTCTGCATCAAGTTGAAATTGTGACGATTGAGCCATACGGCCTATTTGCGTTTCCATTAACGCGGTTGTTGCTTCGATTTCTTCTTTAGTTATTTTTATTTGCTTATTAACAGCACCAACTGAAGTTATATTTTCAGCATCAAGAAAAGTATTAATGAAGTCTATTATTGATTGGGTTGCATCTGGCACAACTGCAATAATATCGTTAAAGAAGTCATCCATAACGGGCGCAATTGTAGCGCTTACCGCTGTTGCGGCATTACCTAGTTGTGAAGTTAATAAGCCATAAGTTGTACTAACAGCCTTTAATTTTTCAGCTTGAATACCTGTAATTTGGAGGGAATCATTGACATCGGTAAATCGTTTTTTCAGTTTTAATAATTCTTTAGAATTGCCCTGATATAATGGCATTAGTTTTGATAAATCGCTGCCCATTGATTCTAAAACAAAAGTCATTTGAGCGCCCGAAGTGCCTGCCGCTTCCATTTCTGAAACCATTTTACCGATAACCTCTTCACCGGATAATGATTGAAATTCTATGGCAAGCGATCTAGCCTCATCTTTTGTTAGCTTCATTACATCGGCGTAATCTTGAAAAGTACCAGTACCCGCCGCCGCAAATTCTCCAACTTTGTCAGAAATATCTTTGCTGATATCCGCTATTTTTTCTGCGTTTATTCCATATTGTGAGGTCGCAAAAGATAATGCTTGAAAATCTTCGGCGGTTGTTTTGGCTTGTCTTGCAAAGCTTTCCAACTCTTTGCGACTACTTGCCGCTTTTAAAGTCATGGCTGTTATTGCTGTGCCAACTGCTAGCGCCGCTGTTGCCACTACCGCCAAGCTTTTAGCTGCTGATATTGCTACCCCGCCAAACTTTTTAAATGAACTGTCAGTTTTTTTAGTTTTTTCTTCTAATTTTGCGAGCCTATCTTCTGTCTTTTTTAGGCCCGCGTCAAGCTTGGCTGTTTTGGCATCAAGCTCAATTATTAGTGATTCTGTAGCCATTGCGAACAAGCCCCATTTAGTTTACGTTGAAAGTTTAGCATAATGCTAGTGTCTATATGGGTGTTGTTTTCTTGCTCTAGTAAATAGATTACGTCAACAATATCAAGCCCCCACGCTTCTGAGGGTGCAATATTAAACTGTTTAACGGCTACCCTAAACAACCCCCAATAATCAAATTTATCAACCTTATCACTCGTTAGGGTTCCAAGGAATCCGCTTTTTTTTTAGGTATGTTGTTATTAAAATATTCATTAATACCAAAAGCAGTCATCAGCATGACAAACGGCCAAGGCTCAGACATATCATCTGGGCGATCGCTTAATTGCCAACTAACCCGATAGGTTGCATCTTCAATTTCGACAAGTTTAACCTCATCATTAGCGGCATAAATAATCGCGTGTAATGCTTTACACGCTATATCCCTAGAATATAACTTGCTAAATTTCTGCATTCTACCGATTAAAGTTTGACCTTGTGTGTCTATAGATGCGTCAATGTAGTCACCAAAGACGGTATGCAAATCTAACCCCGTTTTATCGAAAAAAGATTTACACGCGCCTTGAGTAATTTTCCAATCATACTCTTTATAACAGAGTTTGATCATTAAGTATCGGCTGCTTCAACAATTGTAACCGCACCGCTTGAACTAAATGTTAAAGTGGTTTTGGCTGCCTCACCTGCGCCGAGTGAATCACTTAAAGCGTTCGGAGTAAATAAACCAGTAAACGACTCATCAGTAACACTGCCAGAACCAGTATAAGTTAAAGTGTAAGTATCCTGAGTACCTGAAAATGTAGACGCGCGAGTAGCTCGGAATTGTGGATCATTGTTATAAACAAATTCACCAGAAAAAACGTGTTGTTTTGTTGCTAGCTCACCGTTTAAATATGTAACATTATCACCATAAGATTTATTGCTAATTTCGATAGGTGTACCGCCATAGGTATGAGTGAAAGCACCCTGCCCAACGATAACGCCCGAACTGTTTTGTACTAATGTATTCGTAGTGTTAATTTCACCAGCCATTGTTAAATCCTCTCACTAAATGTTAAATAATTAATTGTTATATCTCTTTGATACCATGCTTCTGATTCTGAACCATTATTTACATCAGAATTAAGGATATCAACCTTTTGCCCATTATACACTAAATTTGTGTTGTACGTGAATGTTGATAAAATAGCATCAATAGCGGTTAATTGTGAATCATCATAATCAAATCTATTGATATTTACAAAAACACTCACTTGAAATATTCCGCGCTGCTCGTCACTTGATGCGCTCGTTTTTCCCATTGTTTCGCTTGATGTTGGCAAAAAATACGCCGCGTACCACAATTCTTTATTTGATGGATCAAACTTTTTATTTTCAAGCGCTAGATCGTCAGCACTAACAACGGTTAATAATTTTGTTAATATGGCTTTTTTTACTTTTAAATAACTCATAATTTTCGAACCTCGTTAGCCATAATTTTCAACTGGTCACGAACCCAGCCATCAGGCGCAACTTGACGACTAAAACCGTTTATGGTTTTACCCGTTGTAGATCTTTTGCTATATCCGCCATATTCTAACATGCCGATATAAGGTAAGTTATTGCTAAAATAAATCTTTTTATTTAATACGTTTTTTTCCATCGTCATCAAGCTTGCACTTGACCCACTGCCTGACGAATCCGCCTTTCTACCCGATAATGAAAACGGCGTACCTGACGTCATAAACCAATTATTTCGCGCTCGCCCTTTATCTGTTGGCGTTCTTCTTATTATAAAAGATAGGCCCGTAAAAAAAATACCGTAGAGTTTTATATTGGCTTCTGCTTTTGTCTTTCTTAAAGCCTTTTTAACGCTAGGCAAGCCATGCATAGGCATTACTTAACCCTTAACTGGCTTTTATATAGTAACGCCTCAGAGGTTGGCGCTACTGGCTCAACGCTTATCACAATATATTTTGTGGCGCCTTGCTTAATGGTTGCACCAACTGGAATATAAACAATGTTATC